CGTCATGGATAGAAAAGTTAGGCATTGTCCTTGCTGTGCATACACATTTAAAAACTTTAAGTGGCGTAAAACTTGGAAATATGATGGAGATGTAGCTTGTTGTCCTAATTGTAGATTACCTAATCTTGAATGGAGATACTTCAACCCAAAAAGATTAACGGTAAGTAAGTTAAAAAATGAATATGGAATAACACCAGAAGAAGCAAACATAATTTAATTAAGGAGAAATAACAATGGAAGAAATAATTATAACATGTGATATATGCAATAAAATCATTGATACTTCTAATTGGGAAGATAAAGCAGGAGCATTATATATAAAACACAGTCAATCTTCACAGAATATTCTTAAAAACCTTAAAAATGCAGAAGGGAATTTTCAAAGAGTAGAAATAAAACTAAATGATTTGTGTTATGATTGTCAACGAAAAACATCTAATGCATTGTCAAAGATGATTACAGATTTAAAACGGGAGAGAGAAGGAGTAATATTATGTTGGTTCCATACAGCGGTAAGGGAAAGAGGACTAAACTACAAATGATAAAACACGTTAGTATCTGGGTGATTGCGTTTGGCGGGTGTGTCGGCATCTGGATATTAACAGCAATTTTTTTAAATATATTATTAACTAAGTAAGTATACTTACTATATATAAGGGAGTACTCGATTATGGAGATTGAACAAGACGTTAAAACGCTTTTTATTGACACCAAAACAACCGGATTGCTCGCGTGGAAGCACGATATTATTCAGCTTGCGTACATTGTTGATATTAACGGTGAAGTGAAAGACGAAGGACACCTATTTATTCAGCCGTGTGATTTTACTACTGTTCAAGAAAGAGCATTAAAGGTTTCTGGAACTACACTACAACAGCTTGCTGATTATACGCCATCAGGCGAAGCGTATGAGACTTTCGTGGAAGCATTATCCGTACACGTTGACCGCTTTAATAAAAATGATAAGTTCTCACCGGCCGGGTATAACATATCATTTGATGTAGATTTCCTCATCCAATTCTTTAAGAAGAACGGGGATAAATATTATGGCAGTTTCTTTTCGTGGACTAAGATAGACCCGATGTACATTCTGTATTATTTAAACTTCATGGGTGTTATTAAACTACCGGACTTTAAACTTGCGACAGCGTGTACTTATTTTGGTATTGAGACCGATGCTCATAATGCGTTAAGTGATATTCGAGCGACGAGAGAATTAACCTATATATTAAAGGACCAGTTAAAATGGACAAAGTAGATTCAATACAAAAAAGACTTAACCTGAGTAAAAAGGTTAAACTTAAGAAAGCCCAAAAATGGCATAATAGGATTAATGTAGAAGTAAAGATAACTGAAAGTATCAAACGAAACAAACGAAAGGCTTTAGGTGGTGTCTGATAAGGTAAAAGTTTTACGATTTTTCTTTTACACGAAAATGGCAGCGGTATTTACTCCAACCGTGGATCTGCCTAAAGTCTTTCACTAAAACAAAGGAGGTTGTAAGTGATAGTATTTATACTGTTAACATCATTATCAGCGTTACTGTACAGACTCGGCGGGTGGGGTAATGAAGGCCGTGAGAAATACCCTAATCTTCCACACAATTTATTCGATACCAAAGCCCGCGATATAGGGTGCTCAATATGTAGAGTGTTATTAATGTTGTCTATGGGAATACAAGGACCATGGTGGGTATACCTGCTTTCATTCCTTGGTACATTCGGGGCACTGACTACGTACTGGGATTTTATGTTCAATAATAGAGACAATTTCTTTATGCACGGATTTATGTTAGGTATTGCTTATATCTGGTTTCCGATATTTACTGATGTGACGTGGTTAGGGTTCGGCGTTATGACAGCCGTATTAACTATCGGTATGGGAATGTGGTCTCTTTTTATCGGCAAAGATTGGATCGAAGAGGGCGGCCGCGGCGCTATTCTTCAAATCGGGACATTAGGAATGATTATAGGATTAATGGTTACTGCTTAAGGGGGTGATAATGGGAAATTGTAAAAGGTGCGGTAAAAAAGTTAAATCGTTTAATTCGGTCTACGGGTTCTGCGATAAGTGCCATCAAATGTTTCTGCCAAGACTCAGCGAATTAATTAAGACCTTTATTGAATATGAAAAACATACAGTTTCGTTTTCAGTAAAGAAATATAATTTTGTAAAGAAAAGGATTAATTTGGTAACGAAAGCCTGTCCTATGCCGTTTTATAGAGAACAGTATAAACTACGGGGCTCGCAAAGGTTAATACGTCTTGCGAGAAAGGATCTTGGTTATTCTGAAAAGACAATCGACCTTGATATTTATTCAAGTATACATAGAGCGTACTTGAAGATTATTAACAATGATAAAAAAAGGAGGATACGGCATGATGTATAAATACAGGATAGAAGTAATGAAAAAGAAAAGGTCTAAAAAGGCATGGTGGAGAATCAGGTCAACAAACGGTAATATAATTTGCCATAGCGAAATGTACTCCGACCTTTCAATGGCTAAAAGAACGGCTAAACAAGTTCACAACAGTTTATTTGAAAGCAAAATCGAAGTTATTGAAGAAAAATAAGGTTTTAAAGCGTATTAATAAAAGAAAAGGCATATCGAAATTGATATGCCTTTTTTCGTGTGTGACGTCGCCGTGGTTGAACGTTTAAAATCGCTATGTCGTGATACGTTTTTTTAATAATAATCGTATACGGTGTCATATCCATTGATTTTTACACACAAAAACGACGTTACACCATATATATTATTTTTTTGCCGGAAAAATTGATTTTATTGCTTTTGCAATGATTTTTACTAAATTATCATCCCATTTCCAAGGCGTTAAATCTGAAACTGCACGTAATGCTTGCTCAACCAACCATGCCGCTGCTGCTATCGCAACCCAGTTCTGCTGTACGTAAGCTGCAAGTTCTTTTATAAAACCCATTAGACACCCTCCTTATTTTTAATCGTCGTTGCTTTTTGAACCGTCTGTTTTTTGGGCTCAATTTTGCCGAGAAGAAAATTCAACTTTTTATATTGTTTATAATTAAATGATAAAGTCTCGCGAATAACATCAATCACTTTCTCTTTATCATATGGGTCCTCTTTTAATAAGTTTGTTGATACAAATGTGAGCCGGAGATATTGTTTATAATTAAAGGCCTTAATTGCTTTAAGTTCTAACGCCATCTGATCTTTGTCAATATCTCCATTATTGTTCATTTGGTATCTCCTCTATTGTTCCTGTTTCAGTTCCGTTTTGAGTATCAGATTCTGATACCAATGATACTAAGTGTAACATTAATGCTTCTTGCTTTGCTTCATATACTGAAATCATAATAGTTGATTTACTTATTTTATGAACTGCAGAAAAAAATTTCTTTCTACTCTTTTTTAATTTCTCTTTTTTCTCATCACCATTTATTGTTTCTGTCCAATATAAGGTATCCCCGCGTTCAGCAGAATCTAACAGTATCGCCCATTGTTCTGTAAATATTCGATATTGTTCTTTCTTCTTATTATTGTATTGTGTTATTTCTGAGAGTATATGCCGGTCTACATCAATGAGCGCCATTATTATCCTCCGGTTGCTGAATGTACCCAAAAACCTAAAACTATTCCACCAAGAATAGTACCGATAACTAACCCCCTGAATATTACTAATTGATTTAAAAACCCAGCCATTCTTTCTATATGAGTTTCACACGGTAAATTATCAAGTTTTTCAAGCTTCGTAAAAATTACCGAAATAACTTTTTTATCTTCTTTCCTACTCCTTAAATTTTCTTCGTGGCGTTCAGATTGTTTAGTCTCTATCTGGACAATCTTGTTGTATATTTTTTGAGCATCACCATTCAAGAATACCTCCTCTTGTTAAGCTATGTCCTTTTGTAAAGTTTAGCGTAACCGGTTGCGTTCTGTGCAGTATTAATATCTAAGTTACCAATATCGCCAGTAGCATTTGAATAATACCCAGCAAAATCAACGAACGCGAAATCAGCATCGCCGGTAACTCTAAACACCAATCTTCCAGTTACAGTAATCTTTATACTACCACCAACATCAGTAGTTTCAATGTCAAGGTACCCTTTAATATATGTTGCACTTTTAACTGTTGCTAAAAGAAGCGTTGCTTGATTAGCCGCTTGAGTACTTATTGCTGTTCCGCCTAAATCTATACCTTGATGAATATAATTCCATCCATCAGCTGTCATACTGACTGAATCGTCAATATTAACAACTGAATCAGCCGCGAAAGTATGAAGAACAAAAACTAAATGATACCTACTACTCGCCGCTATTGTTAAACTCATCTGTTTATCAGCGCTTACTGAACCAGAATCACTAAGTTCATAATCACCGGAAGAATCTGCCCATATAGGATTAGCCGCTGCGCCTTGTGTCTTAAGGAACTGTCCATCTGTGCCAACACCTAACGCTGAAATAACACCGGCCGCTGAGAAATAAATAATAGATCCTTGAGCCTGACCTGAATAATCACTTCCTAACCCGCCGTTAGCTTCTGCTAATTGACCTGTTACATTAGCGAGCGCTAAGTAATAACTGCCTTCCTGCCCGTCTAGCTGATCTGCATTCTTACCAGTTAACGTGTCGGGTATGTTTGCAAGAGGTAAATCACCGGCACCGGCTGGAACATTGTTCAATGAATATAATGCCGAACCAGAAACTTTATCACTCGAAGTAATAGCCGCTAACTTCGTATCTGCAATCGCCGCATCTGACTTTACTTTTGCATTTGTAATCTGCAAATCCGTATCAGTTAATAAAGCGATAGCGTCCCAGTTCGCCCGTATTTGAGCCGGTGCGTTGATTAAAAGTCCATCATTAGCTGGTTTCGTTTCATCCCAAGCCATTTATCTCACCTCCTTTTAATTTTCTTACGTGCTATCTTTTTTCTTAATCGAGGGCGGGTATCAGGTGTTTTTTTAAACCTTGAATTTAAACCCCCATCTACAATAGCGTTATTTTGTAGATTATGAGCAATCGCCATTATATCGTGTAATTTTATTCCGTGGTCCCGTAACTCATCCATCCAGCAACATTCGTGGAAGCTCATGCTCTTAGAATAGTTGTCGGCTTGTTCCTTGCATTTGAAGATTGGCGGTATTTGTGCAATATACCGCTGAAGAACAAGCGCCGGTTGAACGAGGACATAACATAAATCTTTGATTGGCAGACCGCACCGGTTACACGTTACTGTTAATGGTACCGTTGCCGGTTCTTTTTTACTTGATACTTTTTGATTGGACATCCTTTACCTCCATATTCTCGGACACGCAACTGTGCCGTGACGCGCTGTTGACAATTTCAAGCATTTCTTTTTTATCAACAACATTATTAATGCCTATTGAATATACTTTAGGGTCTACGCTTCCATTATCTTTTTCGATTTGATATTGAAATATGCTTCGTAAGAAAACACCGGTATCGTCGTATTCAATCGTTACTCTTCTCGGTAAAATATTCTTTTTATTTGCCATTAAAATCTCCTTATAATCCGTGTGCGTGGTATAAAAAGTTACCGGTTGCTTCGGTACCATCCATTTCAAGAAGTTTAACTGTGAACCCTGATGTGCTCGGCGCAACTGAAAATTGATGACCCCGGCCGTCACCGCTTATGATGGTTATATTAACGTCAGGCGCTTCGTGAAAAGTCTTTGTAAAACTCACTGCCAATCCGGTAGCTGCAACTGCAACTGTGCCGGATCCCTTTTCGTCAATATCAGGAAGGTCGGCTTCAATAATCAAACTGCTTACTGCTAAATTAGACGATAAACTGTCACGGGTTATTGTTGCTCTTACTTGATAATATCGGCACGTATAATCTGCAAATATCCAATCTTCCCAATCTTCCCACGTTGAGTTATCTTCAGACGTCCGTATTTCAAAAGTTAATGCACCGGGAGATTCTTCGCCAGTAAACCGTAACGTTTCTGAATCGTCAAAGGCTGCTTCAGCGTCAGAGTCCCATGCAAGACCTGTTGTTACAGAAGAAATACCTGAAACGGCTATCCGAGCGTCACATACATACCCAATATCTTTTATGCTTGAATAATAAGTCGCAACGTATTGACCGTCTTGAAGTCTTATATTCGAGCCGTCAGTATAATAATTTGAACCGGAACTAACTTCCATGATCTTAAATAAGAAGTCGTCAGCTACAACGTTATTCCAAGAACCGTCATAATATGAAGAGTTGCCATCAGCAAAAGCGCCGTCGCCATCATCGTACCGCCACACTAAATGGTTGGTGTCACTTTGAGCAAAATCACCTTGAAGAACAATCCAGTACTTTGTCGCTGCTGTTAGCGTTATATTGCTGGCAAACTTAAAAATCTGGTATTCATCGTCAGCATTAATACTGGCCGCTTTCATTTTAACGCTTGTACCGTTCGCAACGGCGCCGTCAGGATCGCCGGGACTGTCATCTTCGATTGTAAGCCAAACGTCACCGGCTGTTATCGTTCCGACTTGACTCATGAAAAGAGCAATTTTATCTACTGTTATATTTGAACCGCCAACAGTAAATGACTGTGCAAGTTTTGTATATCCGCCGCTTGAATCTCTTAATATATATTCGTTATCATCATCACTTACATAATAAAGGTTTGAGTTATCGAGCCAGCTTGTATGTTCGTTTGTCGTATCAACAATATTCTGAAATGGAATATTGCCAACCGTCACCGTAGCTTCAGTTGCAGTTGAAGAATAGTTACCTGAATTATCAACCGCTTTTATCCAATATGATTGATTTGTTCCAATACGAATATCACGGACAGTTAGCTCATCGCCATAAGCCGGTGTTGCTACAACGCCGCCGGATCCCCACGAAGAACCTTTCCTTATTTCATAGCGTGCAACGTCTATATCATCAACCGGCGTCCACGAACATATAATTAAATCCCTATATTTTTTAACGAGAAAAGCTGATATATTAGACGGTGCTGCATCTTTACCGACAAGGATTAATGCCGCTGAAACTGTACCGCTAGATACAATTCCTTCTTTATTTATTGTCCGTACTTTTATCGTATATGAACTGCCAATTTCTAAATCAGCACCAACACGGATAGTTGATTCTGTCCTAAATACAGTCCCAGCAGGTTTATACGTCGCGCCATCTTTACTTATTTCAATAGAATACCATTGTAAATACTCGTAACTCGAAGCTATATGGTCCCACGAAACGTCAATGTGAGCAATATGTACGCCGTCAGCGTTTCGCCACCCGACCTCTGAAAGAGAAACACTCGCAACATCGTCTAACGGTGCAAAAATATTATATACCGTTCCAAAATCCCAACTATCAATCGTGGCGCCGGGTGAATCGTCAAGTATTGACGAGTTATAAGCCCTACACGTTAATTTAATCCTGCCACGTTCAGACTCATCCATAACTATTACTCTAAATGTAGCGGCTGTCCATCCCGGTGTCGAATGAGTGACAGTTATAATATCGCCCGGTTCACATAAAACTGCATCCATATCAGCTTCAAAACTACAAGATATGGGGTTTATTTTAGCTTCGTATAATATTTTCTTTGCCCGACGTAACGCCTGTGATTGACGAGTAATACCCTTTAAATCAATAATATCGTCAATAATACCCCTTACATCAATATCAAGTTCATCTTCAGCCCACGCAATCCTGTCTACGTTATGCCGTTCTAACGGTGACGTCCATTTTATGCCGACTCTGTTAGGCCTATCCTCTGTTCGTGAATAACTGTAATTGAATGAATCACCTACAATATTATCTTCTGTAAACGCCATTTGCGCTGTTTCGTTAGACTGTTCTAATACGACTTTATACCCACTACCGCTTGGGAATAAATATCCGTCACACGTCGCTAAAATCTCAACGATATTATCAATTACCGATCTCTGGTCGTCAAAAATATAATCGAACCTATATCTTACTTCAGTGCCGCCATCGCCATCGTCAACCATAACTTCGCAATAATCGTATGCTGAACCGAAAGAAGCAGCGTTTAAATCAGCGTCATTTAATCCTGCCCCGCCACGTTCACGGTCTAACGTTAAATAATCTCTTAATATAGCAATAGGGTTTCGTGAGAATGTCGAGCCCGACCATGTACTGCTACTATACGTCTTTATTTTACGACCGCTTATTTGAGCGCCAAAGGTAATGTTACCGGATAAATCATCGTTTGCTTGAATTGTTAATGCTACGTATGCAAGGTTTCTTAATCCTTTAGCGACACCTTCTGCCCGGCTATCAACAGATTGAGTTGTTGTTCCCTTATATACAGTGTATGAGCAAGAAGTGTGTACGGTATCAATCAAATCTTCGTTCAGCTCAATGTTATCTATTGTTGAAACTTCGCCCTCTGCCATCGCAACGAACCGCTTAACAGTCTCGCCGGGATCCGATTGCCATATAATATTACCGCCATAAAGTAAGGGCCCGCCATAAATTAACGGGACAACACCGTCATTTGAAAAAGAGTTTGTAACCTCTTTATAATTTACGGGGGCAGTAGTTGGTTTCTTTTTAGTTATTTTAGATTTTTGAGCGTCAACAACTGCAGAGTAAACAGAGTAAACAATAGCCGCGGCCGCTACAATAGCCAGTGTGCCTATAAGATCAACGGCAAGCATAATCGTTGCCGTTATCGGGATAACGAACCCTCCCGCAGGTGGCATATTTATTTCTTTTAATCCTTCGGTATGTATACCGCCAAGAAAAGCTTGTTTCCATTCAAAATTTAAAGTTACTATCCTCGAAGTTTTAAAACGGCTATCGACCTGTAAGAGTTTGTCGTACCCTAAATAAATACCGACGTGTAAATAATTCTTGAAGTAAAAAACTGCAACGTCATCTTTTTTTAAATCTGAATAATCGAACTTATCGAAATATTTAAGCGATTCTTTCGGATCACGGATAAACTCTATTTTATCCGGTACGTGGCATTTAATACCTTTCTTTTCAAGATACATCGCCGCTAATCCGACGCAACTACACCCTTTAGAATCTCTACCCCTGACAGAATATGGGATACCGATTAATTCGTTCTTTTCATTATTTTGTTCAATTAATTCTTTCATTAATAATCTTGCCTCAATGGTATTGTATGAAACCCGCCATAGTTACCTTCATTGACGTATGTGCTCTGACACGAATTTAAAGTCTTATCACACCCGCGATAAACGCTGAACTTTGTGCCAACTGTCACTGCTGCCGGTAACGCATAATAAAGTGTTAGTGTGTTCGTTCCATTATCAAAATCTTTAACTAATCTTTTAACTCCTTGCAATGGGCCCCCACCTAAAAACTCAACGTATCCGTAATTCCAATAATCGTCTGCCTGAGTTAAAAATACTGTATCAATTATGGTGGTCGTTGTTCCTCCGGTAGCTACCCCCGATGTTTTATTAGCCACCGCGCTTCTATTAACCCCACAATGAGTACCGCCAAAACGCCACGGGCATGGTATTCGATATAATCTTCCGGTCTTATAATTAAGAGAACCGAACTTTGAAATAACACTCGCAATCATTTTCTTCGGAGGGAAAGAAATTTGTTCAATAACGCCGTCCCATATTATTTTGACATTTGAAGCATCGTCTAATAAATCACGGAACCCTTGCCTTACAACAATACGTTTACCAATGAAATCTTTATCAGCCGCCCACGCTGACATAGCTTTATTAACGTTATCAATTTGTATACTTAATGAGTGTACTTTTGTCGTTGCTTCTTTGTTGCAGATACCACGGGAAATTGCGATTGCAGTATATACTTGCGGATGACCTTCTGGATAATTAAAGAAAGATGTGTTCTTGTAATAACCTACAAGATGAATTGTATTTGCGTCGGTAACTGTTTGAGAACCCATAAAAATATCGTAAAAATTAATAGGTCTCGTTTCGAGAGCATCTTTATTACGGTCAAAAGCGTCTGTTGTTGTATATGCCATTTTTTAAGCATTTCCTGCTCGCGGTTCATAAGAGGTCCATCTTGCTTCCTGCAAAACCATACCAGTATGTAATAACTGGTACGCTATCATTTCACGACTTAATTCATCTTCTGCGAAACGGACAAGGAAATAAAAATCGTAATCCGCCGTTAAAGCTCCAGATGGGGCGGCCGTATAAGTCGCTGTTGCTGATTCTGAAGAAAAATTGTTTGCAACGCTACCGGCCACTTCAACCCCGTCGTCATATAACGTAATTGAAGATGCGTCTACGGGGAACTCATCAAGTGTAAAATCAGTTAAAACGCCGTTACCAGATCCTATCGCTTCGGCGGTTATTTCATACTCGTGACTCATTTTAATTAAAAATGATTCATATGCACCTTTTCTCGCAACATAAAAATCCCAGATCGTGTTCATTTCGGATTCAGTAAGGAATTTAAGATTTAATCTAAACTCTCTTAAACCTTTATCCCATTGAGAACTTGTCCGTTTTCGGCCGCTTTCAAATTCAGTTTTATATGTTTTAAACCGTATACTTTCGGTCATACCAAATTCAGGCGTTATTGAAAGAACGGCGTTAGCCATTGTGGTAGTTGAAGATGTCGTCGATGTAGTCGTTGACGTTGAAGATGTCGTTGACGTTGACGTGCTCGATGTAGATGTCGTTGACGTTGTCGTTGATAGCGTTGTCGTTGATGTCGATGTAGTCGATGTAGTTGTCGTTGATGATGATGTGGTCGATGTACTCATATATTAAACTCCTACTTTACTTATCGTATTTCTCAGTCCACCACGTAATCTTATTGAATTATCAACAGCTGCTTCGTAAACGTCAGGGTGTTGAACGAGATGTTCTCTAAATGATTTAGCGTCGATTGTTTGTATATACCAATTATTTACAATGCTCGGGGATCCACCACCAGAAACTTGACCGCGATTTATTTCGTGTAATCTTCCTTGGCCTAAAGACCTCATTCCAGTACGGGTAACGACACCCTCCCCTTCTTCTAATATTGCAGGTACAACACCACCGGCTTGGTACCGTTTAATTCTTCCACTGGCGCCACGGCCAGCCATTCCGCCTTGATGAAACAAACTTGCTATCGAAGCGCCCGGCATTCCAAACGCTGATAATGCCCCTGTTATCACCATCTTAGCCGCAATTTGAGATAACATTCCTAATATAGCATTGCCAAAATTTACTGCAACTTGTTGTAATGAATCGAACTCGGCTCTCATAACTTTAAAAAAGAAATCTGACATAGCCGTATGCGCCATTTTAGCCGATTGTTTCATAATGCCAGGAAAATCTTTAGTCCAAACTTTATCCATAGCACCTAATATCGTTTCTGTTTCCCTTATAGAATCGCTCATTGTATCGTTCAAATCTTTACGATTCCCTTTTACTCTAATAATACCTATATCAACGCCTTCGTATCCCTCTCTTAATCTTTCGAGAAGAGTCTTTGCTTCAGAAGCTGACATCATAGAATTTACAATTTCTTCAGCCGCATCGAGAAATGGAGTACTTACTTCAGCCGCAACATTTTTCCAATCTTGACGTCTGATATTATTAGCCGCGTCTTGTAATGCCAATGCCATTTTTCGTGCTTCGACCTGTGCGCCACCTCTAAGTGCATTCGCTAATTTATCAACCATTCCTTTTGTGTTCATTAACCAAGAAGAAATCATTAACTTTGATCTGTCAATAATTTGAAATAATGAATCAAGAGCCGCGCCTGAAAAACCAACTATTGCAAACGATATTGCTTTAAATCCTTGAACCAAACCTCGCCATATTGTACGGGAAATCTCAAATACGGTTACAACTGTAAGTGCAAACTGCCGCCACGAACCGGATAATGCGTCTGTTGACTTTCTAAAATTATCTACTGCTTTTTCATGCTCTTTTAATCTTTCAGTTATCGTTACGATTATCCCGCGAATAACAAGTGACTTTGTTTGAAACTCGCCAACAGCTTCTAGCAAATCTCCCCACGCATTACCTAATTGCGCCGTTGCACCGGCATATGTGTAAACATCTTTCGCCGCCCTACCAAAATAATTCTTTTCAGCCATTTCACGCATAAGCGCTGTGAATATCATTGACTTTGGTAAATTCTTACCAATCTGCAACCCGTACCGTGATAATGAGCCCGTATATCCGGCAAGCGCCTTTGAGATTATTTCAGTTGAAGTTTTAAGGTCCTTACGTTGAACAGTTGCAAATTCAATAGTCGCCTGCGTTGCCCTTTTAATGCTCGACATTGATTTTAAACCGCCAACTGATATAAGAGAGTCGACAACTCCCATAATAGCTTCGTCACCAAAACGTGAACTTTTCTGTACGGTTGAAGCAAACTCTTGAAAACTATCCGAAGTCTGTTTTGAGAACATACCGGCTTGCGATAATGCAAGGTTCATTTTATGCACAGCATCTTCTTGTTGAGCGGCCGCGGCTGTTGACTTCTTCTGCATATCAATTAACGGCCTTAACGCAAACATCCAAACCAATATAGCGTTACGCAAAGCACCAACTGACCGCCTAAAGCCATCAGTAACGCCTCGCATTTGTCTTGAAGATTTAGAATAAGAATAAGCGGCTTTTCGTGTTGAAGCCGCCATTTTATCCATATCTAAAGCAACGCCTTTCCCTGCAGTTTTAACATCAAGGCCTAATCGCTTGACATTATTACGCATATCTTTGGTTGCTTTTACATAACGATTAGTTGCGAGATCTTTAAACCTCAGTTCAACTTGTATCCCTTGTTTAATATCTTCAGGCATTTATTTTTTTCTCTGATTGTTTATTTATTTCATCTTCAATGATAACAAAAGCGTCTAATAATTTCGCCGGTTGTCTACCTGCCGGCCCTGTAAACGGAAAATTACCTTTTTGAAAATAAGCAAACCATTTTAAATACTGCCTCGATATTGGCCAGACTAATTTAGTCGGGCACTCAGTTAAAACTTCACCGTCAATTTCGTATATCTTACCTAATTTTGACGGGCACTTCATCGTCTTTGGCAATCTTGGGTTACATTCGTGACACTGCAAATTCCACTTTGACACCCAGACTGCCAATCTCAGTTTTTTTCCTCTTCCTCACTAATCTCAGTTTCGCCCCAAATAGCGTTAGCCAATTCCTTAATTACATTACGGGGTATATGTTTAATTGTTTCATCAGAAACAATTACGTATTCATCAGTCCCAAACAGTAACTTCTTCGTAGTTTTAAATTCAATTGGTTTACCATCAAGAACAAAGTTCTTAAACCCTCTAAGACCCATTCTTAATATTTCCAAGTCCTGTTCTAACGGCTTCATTTTTGCGGTGAAGTTAATATCGAGATCAGGCTTGCCATCTTTAACCGTCGGTTTAATATCAGGCGTCATATATTCGCTAAGCATCTTCGTTTTTGTTATTGAATCAAGGGGCCCGATAATCCATATTGTAGGATTTTCTTTATCCCACGGTACCGTTATCTCGATTGTTGAACCAAAAGCAATAGGACTTATTGACATAATGTTCTCCTTTTCTTACACTTAATAAAGTGAATCTCTGTCAAACGTCTCAATAGTAACAGGTGGTAATGAACCGCCTAAATCACTAAAACCACTGCCAGAACGATACATAGTCCGACGTTTCACTTTCTTAAGGTATGACTTTTTAATTGTATTATTAACCCATCTTTTTAATTCTTTCTTTATTGCAACACCCTGACGCTGTGTTATTCCTAAAAACGGCCTTGTAATTCTTTTTTTACCCGCGCCTAATTCCTGATGAATCATTCCCAGAATATCTCTACTAGGAAAACCAACTGGCCGGATCCCAATTGAATAACTATTTTTACTGTTTTTCCAATACGATACTGACTTTGACATCAATCCAGTATTCCATAAAGCACGATTAGGATAATTAGATGTTTTCTTTTTTCTCCTAACCGTGCTCGGCGCCAATTTTTTCATAGACCCGCCACCAACTGTTTTTTGTTGACGTATACGTGCTTTTGCATCTTGAGCGATCTTATGAGCTGTACGTTTTAAAGGTATGCTGGCATCCTTTAATTCGCTTAATGTAGGAATTATATCCTCATCTATAACAACATAAAATTCGCTACCTGCCATAATATTAAGCCGTAGTTGTAGTGGTACTTGTTGATGTAGTTGTAGTCGAAGTCGTCGTTGAACCAGCAAGGGTTATTACTAATTCATCATCTCCGGAGTTCATATTCAATTCCAATGTTGCTGAATATGTCCTGATACCGTCACGATCTGACTCACTTAATCCGGTGTACCGCGCTTTAGGTGCCGCTATTGTTAACGTATAATCACTTGAAGAAAGAAGGATAATACTGACAGCCGCTTCTGTCGTTGATATTAAACTCGCTAAAAAGTCGTGGTCAGCAACAAGTTCTTGTTCGGGATCAAACGTCAAAATAGGGTCTCGTGCAACTATTTGACCGTAATTAATCCCGCCTACGTCTGTCGGTTTAGGCCGCATTGAAATCTCATTCTGAAGATTAATTTCAAGACTTCCTAAAAGTAATGCTTTTCCTACTATCGTACACGTTGCATTTTGAAAGACAAAAACTTCTTCTGAGTTAAACTCTGGTGACGGCATAGATTCATCTTCGTGGCTTGAATATTTACCTTGAAAGGTATACTCAATCATAACCGGCTCGCCAATATTAAAAATAAGCCGGGCGTTACCCATTGCACCGCAAAGTATCTTTTTAAGACCATCTTCCCAAACTGCGATCGTTATAGTTTCCATACTCGCAAGAGCCGAGACTGGCTGATATGCAGAAGATGTTGAGCCAGTTAACGTTTCATTTAACCCGCACGCTTGCATAAATGGGCTTCCTGCAGGTGCAGTACCCTTTGTTGCAGGTGCCATTAACTCAGCACGAAACGTCACCTCTGCTAATCTCTGTCCGGTAACGGAGTTCATTCGCGACAAAGTTTTGCGGAAAGGATTTCGTTTAAACTGTGTCGGATTAAAGTTCCATGTCGGTTCATAAGCTAATATTTTTGCTTGAGCGGCCCCGATAGTTTCGGCCGTACCTTTAGTGGTTTCTACTTTACCTCCAACCTGTACTCTTCGTGTAATCAAACCAGGCATTGATACCTCCTTTTAAAAAGTGATTCTTTCTCTTATCGAGACTTCTATTTCGTATATATGACAAAGTACGTGTCCGAACATACCATTAAAAATTCTTCCCACTACGGGGTTAATAACGACTTCGGCTGTGTCGTTTAAATTAGGCCTATTCCTAAACTGTTGACAAATATCTTCAATAAGGTCTTGGCACGCTGTTTCAGTTGAATTTTCATCGTCTAATGAGTACGCGCCTCTTAACAAAAAGTTATGTACGACTCGTTCGACACCATGGGAATTTGTAGCATTACCGGTATCGCCACTGGTTGCGTTGACTTCTCTTGAAAAGGAAGGCCGCAATATTTCAGTAAAATTTACTCGCGCCTGATCATCCGGCTTAAATAAATCCTTGTATGTAGACCAATCCTTAGAGTATCGTTCATACTCATGGACTTCGCCTATATTAGTGACGTTAGTGGTAAGTATAGTTTTTATTTGTGCTCGTACAGTTGACAAACTCACGGGTATCGCCGCCTTCCTTTGTGCCGGGGGATTATTTAGAGTACGCGAGCGCCGGCATTATCTATTCTTTGGTGGATGAGTTAAGTAATTCGATCCCCAAGAAAAATTCAAATCAAAGTCCTTAAACGCATTAGCACCAGCTTTTGATTCTTCAGGGCCACCTTTAACGTGGCTCTTATATTGTCCAAAATACAGTTCAGCTAAATTTGTATATTCATCAGCTTTTCGTATATAATCGACAACGTCAGCTTCTATTGTAGATTCTTCTGTCTGTGAATATTTAGCCGCTAAAGCTGCACAACAAAAAGCTGTTGCCAGATCACAAACTGCATCTACATCATTGTCGGGAATTGTGCAGTCTGTTTCGGTAACTGTATGCGGAATAACAAAATTATACCTAATAGTATATCCGGTTGACGGTCTTAAGTTAATAAACCTTAAAACAGTACCGCTTAATTTCTTGTATAAAATCCAATCATTATTATCAACATATTGAGGTACTTGAATAATGCTTGAAACCGGATACTCAATTCGACTAATAATAGTTGAAAAATTAGTTACCCACGCATCCGGTAAATCAAAATCGTATTTCGAACCGTTAGCCGTAGTATCTTCGTGAATTTTTTGTTGAGGCCTATCATTCGAATAAGTACGAATAGCCTTTTTAATACCAAGCTCTTTTTCGTGCGGTTTCAAGATCTCTGAATCATCTTGAAGATTAAAACTAAGTTTACTTCTAAAATCCTCGATAGTACAAGCGCCTATCGTCGTGGACGTAGACGTTGTCGAGGTCGTCGAAGTCGTACTGGTTGAAGTTGACATATCGACTCACTTTTTATTAAGCTAGATTAAGCTAAATAAATGTATAATCTACAGCCTGCTGATATTTGCTTAACCTGTAAATCACTTACCATTAAAGGTTTGGCTAATGGAGGGCCATTAATAACTCGACCATGTGCAGAAACATCATCTGCCGTTGCTCTCCAAAAATCGTTAGCACCGACCTTATTAGGATGTACAATTCTAACTTCGACACTATCGTTATCTTGCGTTGCAATAAAACTCCAACCTATTATATTAAGGTTCTTGTTTCTTGCTGAATCTCTGACTAATCCAGTCCCTGCGATAACAAGAGGGTTACCTACCGATTGAATCCCAGTTGAAGTCGTCGAAGTTGTTGTTGTAGAAGTCGAAGTCGTCGATGTTGTTGACGTCGAAGAAGTCGAAGTTGTTGTAGAAGTCGAAGTCGTCGAAGTCGTTGACGTAGACGTTGACATAATTTTCCCCTTTTATATTTTTAAAACACTAACAAAAATTACAAAGTCGTTGTCGTTGACGATGAAGTCGTACTTGTCGAAGTCGAAGTCGAAGTAGTACTCGTCGAAGTCGTCGTTGAAGTAGATCCTGAAGCCTCTATTGAATCAGATGCAATTGCCCGCCAATGAGTACCATCACATTGAAGAAATACAGATGCGTAAGGACTTAAATTTATAGTATCATAATCTACGCCACCACCATTAAACCCGGCTGACGTTACAACGTCATTAAGAATGGAAGTGCCGACATTTGATATTATTAATTCAACACCCTTATATACAGCCGCAGCCGCTGGTAATGTGATGTTAACGTCATCGCCTGAGATAAGAACAACTTTATACTTCATTAACTCTATTTCGGTAAGAGTGGCAGAAGATGTTTTTGTAACAGTTATCTGATTCTTCCTGAGGCCATGAGGAAATCTTGTATTTCTAGACATTATGAATACCATAATCTGTCCTCACTTTTTATTTAATAAAAATAATTATTAACTGCCTGCAGGTGAAGCCCCAACTATATACCAATATGTTCCGTCACAATAAAGAAAAAGTGCGCCGAGTGCCGGAATAGTAGCGGTATCATAACTTGTACCACCGCCGCTAAAACCAGCTGTTACGAAAACTTTATTAGTAGTAGAATTTGCATGAATACTCGCAATTATTAGAGAATCACCTTTATACGTTGCTGCTGCTGCCGGTAACGTTACTTTCTTTCCTGTCCCTGATTGAGTTACTGCATTATACTGCAAAACTTCAGTTTCAGAAAGAGTAGCGTCTGCGGATTTCGCGAGTGAGGGCCTTGCATCTCTAACACCATGCGGCATTCTTGTTTGTCTTGTGCGAATAACAGCCATCATTAATCCTCCTTATTTATTAAAAGATAGGGCAGAAAAGTTTCCGCCCTATCTTAAAATTAAACTAACGCTACTTCTTAAGATACACCAGAAACGATACCCGCCGCAAAGCCACGGTAATCTGGAAGTACTCCACCATACTCGTGTCGGACTTTGTATCGTAAAGTGTCATATACGAATACGTTTCCAACAGTCGGCTGGTCTTGTACCAGAATTTCAGGTGCTTGTTTTCCGTTTAAAAAGCCCATTTCGATTAAATCGACTTCGGCTTTTCCGGCACTAAGGAAATAGTTATTTTCATCACCTCGAAGGAACGGAGATACTTTAATCTTCGCTGAGCCCTTCAAAGTGTTAACTGCGTTTTCGCCACTTTCCGGATGCAGAGTTGAATTAATCAACTGCTCTGCCGTTCCTTTAAGTGCTCGAGGTACCCATAATGTTACATCTTCAAGACCTAAAGTAGCGGTGATCTTGTAGATTTCTGAATTGATAGCATGTGCTGCATCAGTTGTTCCAAACAGACCGCGAGCAACAGTTAATGCGTCAGTTGCAACACTATCAACTCTGATATACTCACCATATATTTCAATAATATCGCCCGCTTTGAAATATTGGCCATCACCAGTTGTTACATTAAGAGTAGTCCCTGCAGCTGCAAGAGGATCGTTGACAACTAAAGACTTAAACCCTTGCTCGCCTTGATTATACATACCTGTTAACAATGTATTCAATGCGTCAAAGTCAAGAGCTGACGTTGAATAGTTGTTATGAGCAGCTACGTATAAAGCGATTTGATTTGCAGTTCCAGTCGCGCTCGGCCACTTTACAGCAGCGTTAACACCACTAGAAGTATACCCTAACATCAAATCAAAAACGAATTGATTTAAAGTTCTGTTTGCTGATTGAGCTAACTTACGAGGAATCTGAGTTAACTGTCTTAAATCGTCATTGATGATTGCCCGACGAGTAACAGTTACCAAACCACCTTTTGTTGAGATACCATAAATTTGCTCACTATCAACCGGGAAACCGAGTTCTGGATATGACGGTGTCGCCGTATCAGTTGCAGTGCCTTGAGTTGTACGTGCCGCAATAACTTCTGGCAATACACCAAAACCACCCCATCTGACCAATTCTTGCATTTTGAAATCTTTGACAGAAATAATGTTAGCAATTTCTCTCCAAAGTTCAGGTAATGCTTTATATTCTTTTGACATCCGGCGATTCATCGTATAACCCAACATATACGAGAAAGAACCTGATGTAGCTTCTTTTAATCTCTTATGAGGAATTTGACCGGTAACTTCGCTGTCGCCTGTGATAGCAACGTATGCTTCACGAATACTGCCCCAAGTGTCACATCCCGCATATTTATCTTTTTCATGATCTTCTGGCTCATGACCAAACGTCAAATCAAGGCTAGCTTGAAGTTTATCAACACCAGTACGATTCATTTTAATTTCAAGGCTTGTACCATCACCTAAATCTACATCGCCACTTTCTGATAACTTAGCGAGCATTTCTTTTTCATCTTTGATTCTTTCAACAATTTGTGATTCTTGAAAAATCATACCGCTAAATTGCTTGTTAATCTTAATCTGCACAGGTGACGGCAAACCAGAATTTTCAAGCAACGTTTTCAAAAGAATACGGCATTCTGTAACCTTTTGATTCTTAAGCAATTGATCTACTTTGATTTCAAGGTCCTTATTTTTCTTAGCCATTTCTTCTTCGTCTTTTTTCTTTTTCTTTAACGCAAGAGGATCTTCTTCTTCAACAGCTTCTTTACTCCATTTTTCGAGTATAGCAGCCGCTAAAGGAAGTTTTTTATCCTTAACAAGAGAAACAACCTGTTCAATCATTTTCTTGTTTTTTTCAGCTAACGCTAAATCAGATTCTTTAACGTTCAAAGCATCCATCGCGCTTGTTGCAAGCTTAATTGCTTCTGCTAAATCAGTCGCTTCTTTATTCTCGGCATCTTTAGCTTCAGCATCAGCTTTTTTCTTATCGTCTTCGGCTTTCTTTTTTTCTTCTTCCTTTACGTCTTTATTATCGTCTGCTTCTTTTAACAAAGATTCAAGGATTTTCGCAACTTGATCTTCCGTGATGTTTTTTAAATCTACACCCTCCAATAAATCAGGTCGAGTGCTTTGAAGTATTTTAATTAATTTTTCAAACATTTGATTTTGTCTCCTTTCAACTTCATTTAAACTTGACATTAATCTTAAAAATCCACCGCCCGCTGCGGGGTGTGTTACTAAATCAACACTAAAAACCTCATCAATACTATTAACAACTTGCAAGGGTCTGCCTTGTACCATTTGAAGATTTTGATTCCCGGCCGCGTTAATAGACAATCCTAAAGCTTTTTTCATTCCTTTTGACCATGCAGAAGTCAACAAATCCTTAAGCCATTTAGCGCTTTCATTTACTGTTAATATACCAGTTAACCCAGAAGCTTTTTCACCAGAAACGTCGACGGTCTCATACTTAACATTAGAGAGGAAACCAGCGATATTTTTAGGGAACCCTTCGGGTCGCAA